CATCGTCGGACGACCCGCACCCGACCCCACCGACGACAAGCGACGACTGAACCCGAGGTTTGTTGAGTGGATGATGGGCCTACCTGACGGCTGGGTGACAGACGCAGGCGTCACCAGGTCGCAAGCGTTGAAGATTCTCGGCAACGGCGTCGTGCCACAACAAGCGGCGCTTGCCCTGCGGCTGCTCAGCGAGCAGGCGGTGGCCGCATGATCTCCGACAAGGAAGGCATGTTGATAGCAGCGATCAACGACGCCATTGACCACGCAGCGTGGCTCATGGAGCTCGGGGACGTTCCCGATGACGCCGAAGATGAGTTTCGTGACCTGGTGCACAAAGAGCGGCACAACTGCGGGACGTGCATGGTGCGAACCGTCATGGAAGTGGTGTGGCCACCCATCGAGGACCTCATCGAGTACGCAACCCGCCGACAAACCCCTTGACGACAACCCCCCTGTGGGGTTGTATGACAAACCGAATGTTGCATCAGTACCATCCCATTATTACCAGCCAACAAGGAGGCACAGCCAAATGACAGCAGCACTAGGGACTGTTGAATACTCACGAACCGTCAAGGTGCGTGACTACGAATCAGCCAAGGCGACCGTCGCCATTCAGTTCGAGATCCCCGCCATGAACGGTGACACCGCTGCTCACGGCCAGACGATCCTCGCTGCGGCACAGACCGCCATGTTCCAGGCCAAGACCCTGGTGTTCGACGAGCTCGGCATCGAGTTCAACGTGGACGAGGGTGGCGTGATCCGTGAAGCGATCCGCTCGACCTTCGGCCAGGTCACCGAAGTTTCAGCCCCTGCAACCCCGATGCCCGTGACGGCCCCGCCCGTTGCCATTGCGGCAACCAGCACCCCAATGGGCAGCACCAACCCGCCGTTCGACGCACGCACCCAGGACGCCGAGCAGAAGCGTGCCAACGCCAAGTGGGCCAAGGATCGGTTCTCATCGAACCCTGACGAGTTCTACGACAACCGTGACAAGAAGGCCAGCGGCGAGTACTCACCCAAGTCCCCTGACTTCAAGCACAAGGACAGTGGCATTGGAGTGTGGCTCTCCTAGAGCCCACCGTTCTGGGTCCCCCCGTCGTACCCCCTTCCTGCGACGGGGGGACCTACCCCCCCTTTCTCTCCCTACGGAGTCCCCCGTGACCGAAGTGCTTTCCGTCGAGGAACTGCGCGCCCGCATTGCCGAACGGCAGAACATGGAGCAGTCCGCATCCGCCCAGCGTTTGCGGTACGTGCGACCTCTTGCCGACGCAGCCGAGGCCCTGATCGACGTGTTTCAGAACCCCGAGGGCCGATTCATGTTCGGCCTCCCCCCACTCGACGTGATGTTGCGTGGAGTCGGCAAGGGCGAGATGTGTCTAGTGGTGGGTCGAGCCCACTCGGGCAAGTCCGCCATCGCCCTTCAAGCCGTCGCCAACAACCCCAAGGCCCGTGTCCTGTGGTTTCAGTGGGACGAGTCAGCCCTGCTACTTCTCGCCAAGTTGGTTGCCGTGGTGAGCAACACCAACGGCGAGCTCTTGGAGCAGCGGGTCCGCTCGGGCGACCCCGAGGCGGTCGCCACCATCCGCCAGCTTGCTGGCCAGACCTTCCGCAACCTGGTGGTCATTGACGAACCGCTGGGCCTAGAGGACATGAGTGCCGCCCTTATCGAAGCCCAGGACTGGTGGGGCGCCGAGGCCGATGCCGTCATCCTCGACTTCATTGAGTTGCTCCCAGGCGAGCAGGACGCCACAGGTGTAGACGCAAAGATCAAAGGGTTGAAACGGTGGGGCAAGCAGCACAACGTGCCGTTGGTTTGCATCCACCAGGCGAATCGGAGTTCGGGTCACCGTGGGAAGGCCATCGGCATGGACGCCGCCAAGTTCGGCGGCGATGCCGAGGCCACCCAACTGCTCGGCGTGTTCCGCAAGCGTGACGATCCCGACCTGGAGCCCGCCGAGTACGAACTCGTCAAGGACCTGCTGCAAGTTGCCGTGTCCAAGAACAAGCGGCCCCCGTCCCGACGTGGCACGGTGGACTTCCACCTTGACCCCGACACGGGACGTATCACCCCCCTCGACGACCTGCACCCCGCACCCGTCGAACCGCCAATGGAGTCAACGTGGTGGGAGCAACAGAACTTCTAGACAAGCCGACCGCCGACTTTGCGAACCTGTTCATGGGTTCCCTGGAGGCTTTCGGCACCGAGGAAGGCGGATGCGACCGTCCCGACCCTGCGGTGGAACCGCTCGTTGGCTACATGGATCGTGTAGCCGCCCACCTGTTCGGGGACACCCCGATGGGGGTGTACCCGCAGTACAACAGCGCCAGTGGGGCCACCACGTGGTGTGGTTGGGGTTGCGTTGACTTCGACGAGGGCGAGGACGAGTCGTGGATACACGCCGTCAACCTGGTGCTTGTGCTCCAGCAGTTCGGTGTGCACGGCTGGGTTGAGCGCAGCCGCACTCGTGGGTACCACGTGTGGGTGTTTCCTGAGGAACATGTCATCGCATCCTTGATGCGTCGAGCTCTGCTCGGCGCCTGCCAGGTTGCAGGCAGCCCCACAAAGGAGATCAACCCCAAGCAGGAAACGCTTGGGGTTGGCCAAGTGGGCAACTACGTGCGGCTCCCGTACCCGAGGTATTGGGAGGCGGCGAATCGCCGCTGCATGGTGGATGACCTGCGTGAACCGATCACGCTCGCCACGTTCTTGAATCGTGCCCGCTCGTCGTTGGCAAACGAACGCCAGTTGGCCGAGCTTGCCAAGCTGTACCTGGCACCGTCGGCCCCAAAGCCGACGGTGCATGTTTCCGACGACTACACCCCCGTCGGTGCCGTCCCAGGGTTGGTGCTCCACATGATTGAGCACGGGCCGTTGTCTGGCGAGGATGACCGCAGTGCGTGGCTGTGGCGGCTGTGCCGAGTCATGCACGAACGCAACGTCGCATACGCCGAAGCCCGCTCGGCTCTCGGGCAGGCCGACGAACGGTGGGGCAAGTTCCATCTCCGCCGTGACGGCGACGACGTGCTCGACCGCATGTTGGCAAAGGCTTACGGGGTCCGATGAACAAGTTCTCGTTTGCCGTGGATCTGCGCCCCCAGGTCAAAGAGCGTCCCCGCATGACACGTCGGGGCAGGGTGTACACCCCCGCCAAGACCCTGGACTACGAGCGCAGTGTCGCAGAGCTCTACGACGGCCCGATGTTCGAGGGCCCGATCTTTTTCTCCGTCATGTTCGCCAAGGAGTACAGCCTGGTCACTATCCAGGAGGCGACCAAACCCCAAGACAGTTTGCGGGGCGATCTCGACAACTACGTCAAAGCGATCACAGATGGCCTTCAGGGGCAGGCATACGTGAATGACCGCCAAATCGTGCGGTTACACGCCACCCGTCACTAGGAGGACATCATTCTCAACAAAGTCGAACTTATCGGCCAGGAGCCCACGCTGTTCGCAGTTGGGTTGTGGCGTGACGGCAAGCCCGTCGGGACGTACCTGTACAAGCGGGAGCAGTCCGCCCGCTCGAAGTTTCGTGAGATGGCCAAGACGTGCCGTGCCCCCCACTCGATCACCTTCGAGGTCATCGAGCTGATCTGGCACACGCTGCAAATCGAGGCCCCAAGTGAGTGACCGAGCCTGGAACTTGCAGCCGTGGCATGTGCGGCAACACACGTTGGGCGACACCGCCGAGGGGAAGTTCGAGGACATCCACGACGCTCTCGGCATCAAGTACACCAGGTTTGGGTTGAACCGTCCGCCGTTCCCCGTGACGCCACTGCCACGTTTCATTCGCTACACCCCCGACTACCTGTGCGCCGACAAACTCGTCGAGGTCCAGGGCATCGGACGTGACGCCGTGCTGAAAGTGAAGCCCGACAAGCACGCTGCGTTGATGGCATGGAACGACATGTGTATGCCAGTCGAGCTGTGGGTGTGGGACTCGCACCGTGGCAAGTACGCCTTCAAGCCGCTGGTGGAGCTCCCCATCGTCGAACTTGGGATGTTCAACGATGGGAACGCCTACTACGCCATTGACCGAGGGGAGATTGGGCCCTGGGTGAGCCCTCCGTGAGACATGAGCGTTCCACTGAGCCCTCTCGACTACCCAACGGCAACCCCCGCTACTACAGCCCGTTAGAGGCGTTGATGTCCACCGCCCCTGGGCGGCAGGTCGAGGTGTCCCAAGTGGAGTTGCTGGAGTTGCGGGACGTGATCGAGGACGCCTTGGAGTCGGCCCTGACTGAACAGGAGCAGTGGATCTTCAACGAGGTGTTCGTCGCTCGCACGTCGCTGCGCAAACTCGGGCTACCCAAGACGACGGTTGCCCGCATCCGTGATCGTGCCGTCGAGAAGATGGCTGCCGCCTTGCAGGACCATCCGATGATCCGCGCGTATCTAAAGGATCAGCAGTGAGCGTCTTTAGGGATCGAGCGGTGTTCCTGGCGGGCCCGATGCGGGGCTACCCGAACTTCAACTTCCACACGTTCCAGGCTGCCCGCAACGCTCTGCGCTCCCAGGGGGCGAGCGTCTGGTGTCCCGCCGAGCGGGATCTGCTCGATGGGTTCAACCCGTGGGGGCGGGACGGCACGACCGAGGAACTGGCCGAGGTGGGGTTCCAGATGGAGTCGGCGCTGAACCGCAACATCGCCGCCCTATTGGGGTGCCACGCTGTAGCCGTCCTTCCAGGGTGGGAATCCTCTCCAGGGGCCCGTACAGAGCTTGCAGTGGCCCTGACAAGGGGAATAGCCGTTTACGGGCTCGAAGGCCCGTACACGGCGAAATACAGGGTAATCAGGCGAACCTGTGGTGGTTCAGGCGTGTGGGAGGTCCACTCGCTGTGAAGCCACCTAGCAGGGTGCGGGTCGGCCCCCACACGTACCGCATCGTGGCCGACAAGCACGAGATCAACCGCTTGTCCGTCGAGGCCGACGAGCCCCACCTGGGCGAGTGCGACACCAAGACCCTCACGATCTACGTGGACCCCACCCAAGCCGACACGATGCTCCAAGACACCGTGCTCCACGAACTGCTCCACGCCCTGATGGATCTCGTCGGTGCGTGCGATGACGTTTCTAGGGAAGTCGAGGAAAGATTGGTGCGACGGCTCGCTCCAGCGTTGCTGGAACTCCTGACCCGAAACCCGAAACTCAACGAATGGTTGACGCAATGACTGGTGACCCCCGCTTCCACGCGCTGCTCTCCGAAATCGCAGAGCTCCACGACCGCAAGCAAAGCGACTACGGACGGGCGACCGACCCGTTTGCCAACGTGCGCGCCTCAGAGGAATGGGGTGTTGAGCCGTGGGTTGGCACCATGATCCGTGCCACCGACAAGGTGCGCCGCCTTCAAGCGGCGGCACTTGGGTCCGAGCTCCGCAACGAGGGCATCGAGGACAGCCTGATGGACTTGGCGACCTACAGCCTGATTGCGTTGGTGCTGTATCGGGAAGCCAACGAATGACCATCGAGTACGTCCCCGACGAGCACGGCTACTACTACGTCGTGCTTCACGACGGGGTTGAGATCGGCCAGGTATCCCACGAGATGGACGGGTGGACGTTCTGGTCCCCCGTGCCGAAGGTCAGCATCCGCAGCTACCAGGCCATGCCCCCCCAGCCGACCCGCAGCGCCGCAGTCAAAGCGGCTATTGACGCTCAGACCACGTAATCGTCGGGGCTGGCGACCACTGACGCCGTACCAGGCGTCCCGAATGGCTCCGACCCCAGGCTCGTCACAAGGCTGATGACCGCACCACTCGCCGCAGCGGTCAGCACCGCACGCCAGTCGGCGGTCATTACGTCGAACGTGTCGGCCCCCACCAACACGATGGCGAACTGTGCTGCCGTCTTGATCGCTCGCTCCAGGGCGTCTTTCCAGAACTCCAGGCTCATCATCATCCCGCCTTCAACGGTTGAGTGGTCTGCCAGAACCACGGGTCAGCGTCCCCCAGGTACGGCACGCCCAAGAACTTGAACTTGTCGATGTCGGGCGGCTTGCAGTCGTAACGGAACCCGTTCCCGTAGAACACGGAAATGGTTCCGTCCTTTGCTCGACGCATCATCACTGGCTTCACTTCTTCTTCCTCTCCTGCGGGTTGCTGGTAGTCAGGATCGAACTCGGCCATTCGTGCCATGACCTGGGGCCCTGGGCACGAGGTCGGGTTCGGTGCCTGCTGGTGGCCCTTCACGAAACCCTTGCCGTACAGCCTGTTGTGCTCGCTGACGATCTGACGGGCGGCCACGATCTGCGCTTCGGTGGGCGCCTGGTCCCCGCCCAACGGCAGGAAGATGGCGTGGCTGCGCTCGTTCCAGTTCATGGTGTGGGCCCCCACAACACCCCAGCCTCGAAGCTCGTAACGCACCCCCGTGCTCGAAACGGCCCAGCTATAGGCAATGTCGGGCCACCCCTGGGTTTCTTGGTGGTACGCCTGGGTGGAACGCAGAAAGGCGCACACATCGACGTGCTCGCCCGCCAGCACCGCTGACGGCACGGGCCCACCGTTGTAGTGGATGAACACCCCTTGCGAGCCGTTCAGCACCGTTGTCCACTTCGGGGGCTTTGCGCCCCACTGCTCTCTCGTCACGTAAGACACATCGGCCTCCATAGAGGGGGCTAAGTGTCCCGCTGCTGCGCCTTCATGGCGTCCACCGCATGGCGGATCTCGTGGTCGTGGACCCACTGGCGGATGGACTCGACGCCGTTCACGACGTGCTCAGTGCGCTCGTCGATGCGGCCCACATGGCCCAACAAGCCCTTCACGTCCTCATGGAGTTCCCCGACCAACGCACGCCCCTCGGCGTGCTGGTCGCTGTTCTCCTGCTGCAACTGCTGTAGACGCAACTCGTGGTTGTGCTGTTTGCGCAGCACAACCATCGGTCCCACGATGGCTGACACTGCGGCTACAGCCAGGGGGATCAGCACTGCCAGGTCGATCATGGCGTAAGCACCAACTCTTGAAGCGGGCGGTAACCCGCCTGCTGCAGATACCTGCGGTACTCGGCAGTCGAGCGTTTCACCAGTTCCTCCAACAAGTAGTCACGGATCTCATCTACCGCCGAGTCCGACAGCCCCTTGATGTTCCGCAGATCGTCAACGGTGCGAATCTCCCCATAGGTGCGGCGGTAGTCAATGATCTTCTTCGCCGTTGAGGGTCCAACCCCTGGCAACGCTTCGGCCAGTTCGTCTACCGACGACGTGTTGAGGTCAACCATGTTCTGCGATGGAATCCCCATTTTTTCGGGCTTCTCCGCCAGCGCCAGCAGGATCGTGTCGATCTGTGGTCGGCGCAGATCCTGCACCTTGCCAAGATCCGACAAGCTGTTGAACCTTCCGTTGGCGACACGGTGGGCCACGATCCACCGTGCGGTTGATTCACCGACCTCGGGGATTGTGTCCGCCAGGGTTTGGGCGTCCATCGTGTTCGCCGCATCCAACAGGAAGTTCCGCTCAAACTGCAGGCGCTCGGCGTTTAGCTCAACTTTGCGAGTGTTGTTTGTTATCTCAATCTTGCCCGTCGGGCTGATGTCGTACCCCAACCCGTCCTTGCCAAACACGCCGATCTTGTCGTTCAGGAAGCTCAGTCGTCGCTGAATCTCGTTGCTCTGGCTTCGCTCGTCGTTGGAGCGAATCCCGATTCCCAGGAACTTCGAGACAAACACGTTGGCCGCCTTGTCGGGGTCTAGTGCACGATTCAGCAGACCAAACATCGGCATCCCCTGCTCGATGGCATACAGGATCTTCTCGTTCGTCATAATCGTGCCGTCCGTCGCACGTTGGGCTCGACCCGTGGCC